GGAACGCGGACCAAGTGTTCGTGTTCGGCCAGGAAGTTGACGACTTTCACTTTCTGAAGAAAAGTGCGATTTGGACGACGGCCGCGGCCGCTTTACAGGAAATCGACAGACGTCAACAAGCGGACGCCGCGAAAATTAAGGCGCTCGAGCGAGACGCCAGAACCACCGTCCGCGCCGTCGGGGCGTTCGAAGATGTGCGAGACCTCATCGTCAACTCGAGCGGGGCGCGGTGCGCGCTGGGCGAGGCGAACGCGGCGTTCGGTATCGCCGCCGCGAGTGGAGACGAAGGCGTGTGTCTCGCTCGACCGGGCAGTGAGACTTTCCTATGGGTCACCGACGAAACGGGCGATCGAAAGCTCAGGGTGGGTGATCTCGTGTGTCTGAGCGACGTGGGCGCGGGCTATGCGAAACGCCAGGAGGACGACATCGTTCGAGCGCGCACGGTGGCGAAAGTGCTCGAGGCGTGCGATTTCACGCAACCACACGCGAGCGTCAAACGCATCAAGACGGAAGAAAAGGATATCGTGACCTACGTCAAAACGCTGGTGGTGACGCGGGAAGAGTACGATGCGCTCAGTGAAAACGAGCGCGAACTCGACACCGTGACGTATTACGGCAAAGACGTGTGGCGACGCGTCGCGTTCAATGAGTACGTCAACAAGTGGCCGGACTACGACCACTCCAAATATTTCAGGACCGTCGAGACGACCGTCGACGACGACGTGTATGAAAATTTGCCAGAGAACGAGCGCGCCAACTATTCGCGCGGCGAAGAAGGGGTGTGGACCTACGTGAGCACGACGTACATCGAAACCGGTGTGTGGGAAACGCTCGGCGAGGAAGAACGGGCGACTTACGAGCTCGGTTTCTTCAAAACAGTCGTCGAAGAGAGTGAAACGGCCGCGGAAGGGTACGACGCGCGTACGCGCGATGTCTATAAGAAAATCGTAGGCACGAGCGATGCGCCGAAAGATGGATTCGAGAAGCGAACGACGCGAAAAGACGTGCCCGTGCTCGACGCGTTCGGCCAAACGCAATACTTAGAAACGGAGGAAACGGAGGTCGCGTACGCGGTGCGACACTTAGACGCGAGCGGTGCACAGGCGACGAGACACGACGCGGTCAACACAGCCGCGCGAATTCGGGTCAAAGTGGTAGGGGCTTAAAGAAGAGAATTTTTATCTCAGTACAAAGCATAACCAAACAACCACCATGTCGAGTGGCGGTATCACTATGTTAATTGCGCGAGGCAGCCAGGATGAGTACTTGTCCGGAAACCCGGACGTGAGTTTCTTCAAGTCCGTCGCGCGCAAGCACACCAACTTTGCGCAAACCACGGATCGCCAAACGATTCAAGGAAACGTTCAGAACGGCGGTCTCAGCACGGTGCGTTTCGAACGAAAGGGTGATCTTTTGTCATACGTGTACATCACCCCGATCGATGGATCTGGGACGTGGACGCGCAAGACCGGCATCACCGACTGGTCGACTCTGATTTCCAAGTGTGAAATTCTAGTGGGGGGACAAGTCATTGATGAGATGGATTCCCATTTCATTCAACACATCGCTCCGAAGGTTTTTGCCAACAACTATTCCAAGAGCAAGGCGTCCGGTATTTCCGGCCAAAATACCTTCTTCCCGCTGCGTTTCTGGTTCTGCGAAAATTGGTCCTCCGCGCTCCCGCTTGTCGCGCTGAGCCATCACGACGTTGAACTCCGAATCACGTGGGGTCCGCAAGCGGCGAACAACGACTTGAAATGGGAGGTGTATGCGTCGTATCTGTATCTCGATACGGACGAGCGTTCGGCGTTCACGGCGAAGCCCATCGACTACGTCATGACGCAAACGCAAAAGAGCATCGCGACTGCATCGAAAATGCACGAGCTCACGTTTAATCATCCCGTGAAACTGCTCGCGGCCGCGAACACGTCCGGCGTGTCGCTTCTCGGTACCACGAACCGTTTGAAGCTGCAAATGAACGGCACGGATGTCTCCGAAGCGAAATTGGCGCTGCCGAACTTTTCGCTCGTTCCGCTCTACTACCACATGCCGTTTGCTAACGTGGACAGTGACGAAAACCAGTTGCTCCTCATTCCGTTCTGCCTCGAATCTTCCAAGAGTCAACCGACAGGTTCTGTAAACTGGAGCCGGCTCGACTCCGCGCGCATCGTCTCCGAAACGGACCTCTCCAACGATGACATTTACGCGGTCTCGTATAACATCTTCAAAGTATCCCAGGGTATGGGCGCGTTAGCATTCGCCTCGTAATATTAAAAAATTTGTAACTACTATACACAATGTTACCGGTTAATAACATCTGGACAATTGTTGCCTTGATAGCCGTCGTTTTCGTGCTCACCTACGACCCAAAGTCGCGCATGCTTGAGCATTTCATGGGTCAGCCGACACCACCAAAACAATCGACAGAAGCAGTGCAAGGCAAGAACTGTAAACATCAGCACGCGGAAGCCATCCAATTAGGCACGGACTACGCGTGTCCGAAAGACACCAAGACGAATATGGGTGCGATATATCATGCTTAAAGAGATCGGTAGCTATACCACTACACCAGCGCGTCATGTTCAATTTCGAAAAGGACACGCTCACCATGATAGCCGTTGCCGTCTGCATTCTCACCACGATTTACCTGTTCACTGAAATGAACAAGCAAAGGCAAGACGTCTCTTCTCTTAAGGGCGTCAGCATGCAAATGATGGACATTCTCAGCTCACCGCCCCAGCCGATGGACCCGCGCGAGATGGAAGAAGAAGAGGTCGAGACAACCGGCGCCGAAAATGCCGAGGAAAATTAAGTCGTGTCATAACAGGAACGCTCATGCGAACCACCCATGAGCAATACGACGAAGCATAAAGCGATTGCCATTCCCGTCGTCTCGACGGCCGATGGTTACATATTTTTGACAGCGCGAGATCGAAGGCACCAGGAGTGGCTATTTGTCACAGGAGGGTGCCGCAAGCGAGAAATCTCCAACCCGCTGCGCACGGCGCTCCGCGAGTTACTCGAGGAGACGAGAGGCGTGATAGACCTCAAAGAGGGTCAATACAGTGATTTCAAATTTTCAATACAGGAGGATGGATGTGAACTCATATATACCGTGTTTGTATTCTTTGTGGATTACGATGCTAATCACAGGGAGCGAATCGTCAAGCAGTTTTCAGATGAGTGCGCGAGGTACCAGCTCAGGAAACTCAATAAACAACCAATCAAGCGAGTGTATGATGAGAACGACATCTTGGCGTTTGAGAGTCTACAGGAATTTAACGCGCACGCCTCGAAATGGAGTCTCATAGTAAACAATGTCATACGAAACCCATCGTTCTACGATGCGCTGCGTACTGAGCCCGAAAAAAGAAAACCATTTAACTTTAACAAGTGATGGTTAAGAGTAAATCATTCATTTTAATGCAAATAACTGAGCTCGCGAATAAATTAGGCCACGATGGCGTACAATACGCAAAAGAGGTCGAATCAAAAACCGTTTACGAGCTCCTCATGATTAAAAAAGATCTCGCGTCGCGACCGATCCCCGAAACGCCAGACGTCACTCCGCACCACTGGCTTCGAGGAAATTTTCGCTTCGAAGAGTAGGTAGGATGTTTCGCAAGTGGTGCGCCGCGAACAAACTCGACCACGGAGGACGTAATCTATCACATGTATTAATGGACGGCGGGTGCCTTTCGATCACATCTGATAAATTGCTTTCGTTTCAAGAGGAGTACGTTCGCGCGGTGAAGAGCGGCGAGCGCATCTTTGTCGTCGAGCAAAAGTCACGACCGTGTTTCAACTTCTTTGTTGATTTTGACTACAAGACCACGGAAGCTTTGCTTATGAGTGAGGTCGAAGAAATCGTCAAGATCATATGCAACAAAGTGCGCAACCACGGGGGGCGCGATTGTCTCGTGAGCGCGTCTCCTCCCAAAGACGCCGGCAATGGAAAGACCAAGTACGGAATTCATCTGAACTTTCCGGGTCTCGTCGTGGATCAAATGTCCGCCGTCAACCTCCGAGAGCACATACTCTGCGCACTCTATACCATGAAACCGTCGTCCTACAATTGGGATCAGATCATAGATCGCGCGGTGTACGGCTGCCCCATCAAAAAGAGCAAAGGGTCGGGGTTTCGGTTACCGTGGAGCTATAAGAAGGCCAAGTGTCCGGTGTGTATGGGGAAAAAGGAGTCGTGCATGGCGTGCGACGGTACCGGGCGCAAAATAGAGGAGCCATACATCCCGATCTATTACCACACGTATAAACCACTCTCCGCGCTACTGCCCGTGAAGAGTCAAGAGATTACGCTGGAGTATTTGAAAATGGCCACCGTGCGCACGGACAGCGAAATCCACGTCTCCATAGACAGTCCGACTCGCGTGGTGAAAGAGGAGGGGAGCTTTACGAAGGAGCAGACGAAAAACGAGGTCAACGACGAGAACGCGCGAGCGGCTCTCGAACAGTTTATTCAGACAACCATGGAGGGGCAGGGAGCTGCTCGCATCACGCGGATGTACAGGCAGGAAAGCGGAACGCTCGTCGTTTCGACAACGTCTCAGTACTGCGAAAACATAAGACGCGACCACGGCAGCAATCACGTCTGGTTTTTCGTCGCGGGTGAATGGGCCGCGCAAAAGTGTTTTTGCAGGTGTGAAATTCTAGCCGAACGTCGTTTTGGCTTTTGCAAAGACTTTATTGGCAAGAGATACAGCGTTCCCGAACCTCTCCAGGAGATATTGTTTCCAAACTCGAAGGGAAAGAAAGCGGCGATCATACGTCAACCCGTAGCAATCAACCATAGCACCGGAGAACGAGAGGCGAGCGTGAGCGAGAAGAGGAAGAGCGATCGAGAAGGACTCGACGCGCTGAAGGGTGAGGTGGAGCAATTCATCAAAGGAAAATGGGGCATGAAACACACTACTGTGAGCGTGCTGCGGGTTACTCGGACCAAAGGACAGAAAATAGTGGTCACTACGAGCACGAAAACGTGTCCAGGTCTCGCGCCGGGTCAGGAGCACGACAAGTGTGTATCCTACGAGATCAACAAAAAGGGGTTCATGACGCGTCTGTGTGATTGCAAAACCAAGTTTTCACGGGAAATGACGGATAATCTTTTCGATAAACTCCGTCAGAAAAAATAGACCCTTACTTTAGAATGTCAACGGCGTTCGTCTTGGCCACTGGTATTTTGATTTTCGCGCTGCGTCAATCAAAATCACAGTTAGGAAACGCACAAGCGTTGAAAAAGGAGGCTCACAAGTATAGCGGCATTGGACCGGACGATTTCAAAACGTTTTTGTCACAGCTTCGACGGTGTGAACTGCTCGCGCACGATGACCCTCGCCGCGCGGCGGCCCATCTCTATTATGCCATAGACGCGCTCCAGAATCTCGCGCTGTTTAATAATTACCAAGTGAGTGACGAGATTGACGCTTTGTGCGAAAAAATAGGCTATGAATACGAAATCATGCTTTTTGAACATTCTTTGAAAAAGAGAATCGCGTTTCAAGGAAGGTACTTAAACAAAAGGCTCCATGCATGAATAGACAGGCATGGCGACCATCAAGACGCGCAGTGGACGACTCATCAAACGACCAAGTGTCGTCTACGTACCGGATTGTGAAAATCTTGTAGATGATTACGCGTCGCACGAGTACGACTCCGACGATGACGACGGGAGCGATATCGCCACGGACGACGAAATGTACGACAGCGATAGCGATGATCAAAATCCACGCGCGATAACGATCGATGAGGACGCGGACGAAAACGGAAACTTGCGCGGGTTCGTCGCGGATTCAGACGAAGAGGAGGAGTCTGATTCGGAATATTATGAAGAAGAAGAAGAGTATGAGACGAGTGATGGTGAAGACGACGACTACGACGACGTATCGGACGACGAAGCATAACTTTTTGAAGCTTAAAAAAGAGACGCGTCTTTGTAATACATGGAAACCGACTTGGGAACAGGACCACTCCAATACTCGCCCGATGATATCGACGCGGCGCCTATAGACAATGCCCCGGCGGCGGTGGCGCAAGAACAACAACCCCCCGAGGAATACTACGAAGAGCGGCAGTATCACCAACAACAACCTCAATACATGGACACACTATACGCCACGGAACCACCAAAGAAAACAACGCTCGACCTCACGTCCGTCGATCAGTCAACGGTCATGTTGTGTTTTGCAGCTTTTCTGTTCGGGTTCGTCGTATCGAAACTCACTATGCAGCCAATAATTCTCAAACAGTAATTTTTAATTAAACCTTTTGAATGTGGCCCACATCATCGTCCCAATTCTCCTCCCGCGCGGTTATAGTATTTCCCGTAAATTTGCCGAGGTTACCCGTCTTTTCCTCGGCAAAATACGCACGACCCGTCACGAGAGGGTCGTATTCGTTGTCGTTGAACACTTTTGTCGCGAACAGTCTATCGAAGGGCTTGTATTTGCGAATGTCACCTTCTAAGTTGTGACCCTGGAAGAAGAGCGCGGAGACGACTATGGCGATGGTTATGATATTGAGAACGATACTGAGTATAGTCATTACATTAACTGAGATTAATTATTCTTCTTCCTTCTTGCGACGTTCTTCGATTTCCTCTTGAACGAGACGGTCGGCCTCCTTGACGAGCTCTTCCATGTCGGCGTCCGGCTTTTCCTTCTTCAAACGTTCGAGGATCTCGGCCGGGTGCGAAATCGGAGGCACGTCCGGTTTGTTGTAAAACTTGGAGTTTTCGTCGCCCGGTTTGATGTAGTTTCCGTCGGGGTTTTCGATCATGTCGCGTTTGCGCTCTTCGAACATCTTAGCAGCCTCGCGCTGGTTCGCGCGGTAGCCGCTCATAAGTTCCTCCAATTTCTCGTTGGCGTAATGGGTGTCGTCGCACTGAGCCGGGTCCGGTGGAATAAGAACCCATTGACCCATGCTCATGACCCATACGTCGAACGTCGCGTCATCGGCTTGAAGCTTCTTCGCCCAGTTCGCGGCTTCTTCCTGAGTGGCAAAGCACCCTCGGATTTTGAGCCCAAACTTATCACACCTTTGATTGCATCCTTCTGGTCCCACGATGGAAACGCACGCGAAGAGTTGGCCCGGCGGTAAAATAGTGTCGGCGGTGAGAGACATGTCGTCGTCCTTTGTATTGGTGTATGACGGCTCCTCTTTAAGCGTATTAAAGAGGTGACCACACATCTAATCACCACATGGGATTCTGGGAGAATCAACCCACTCATACAAAGAAAAAGCTCATAAAGAGCGACGCGCAAACCCAGTTACCGGACGACACGTACGAATGGTCGACGTGTAGTACAGTGGATTTGCGTAATCTACTGTGCAATCACTATCTCAGCGACGAAACGTCCTATCTCGAGTACACCGCGCGATTCCTTGATTGGCAGTTGCATGAGGACGACGAGTTCAACGTGGCGTTGAGAAAGAAGGGCAAACTCATCGGCTTCATCTCGGCGACGCCGGGTACCGCCCACGTCAAGGGTGCGACCGAGCGAATCGTTTTCATAAATTTTCTGTGTCTTCACGCGAAACACAGAGACAAGGGTCTCGCGCCTCTGCTCATTCAAGAAATCACGCGACGCGCGGTTTTGCGTGGAATTGAACAGGCGATCTACACGGCGAGCGCGACGCTACCGGGTATCGCGTGCACGGCCACGTATTTTCACCGACTCTTGAATCCACCGAAGCTCATCGAGTGTGGGTTTCTCGAAACGAACGACCCGAAATCAAAGTACCACGACGTGCGCGGCTCGTCACATTTGCGCGAGGCTAATGAAAACGATGTGCCACGCATCCTCGAAATTTTGCGAGCACAGGAATCAACCTACGAGGCTTACATCGAATCCGACGAGACGTACGTCCGCGAAAAGCTCCTAAAAACGGCACGCACGTTCATCGCGGACGACGAAGACGCGCTCGTGTCGCTCTACGAGCTCAATTCAGTGACGAAAGCTGGAGTGATAAAGCAGTGTTTCGCGCAGAGAATCGTCGGAGATCCGAAACACGCCGTCATTTTCGCGAAAAACTTGGGATTCGACGTGCTGACTGTGTTGAATTTCGGAATCAAGGACGCGGATTTGACTAAAAACAAGTTTCTTGAAGGTTCTGGAAAAATAAACATGTACCTGTATAATTGGGGGGGAAACATACCGTTACAGAGGGAAAACGTGCTATTAGGTGTCGTTTAATATTCATCTTTTTGCCTTTTTACGAATATCCGAGTTAGTCGTGTGATACGTTTTACCGCGCAAGACGTACGAGTATACCCGCGCGTACGCCCACGCTTGTGGACTCGCTCCGGGCCTATGCCCCGTTCGCCACGCCGCGAGACCTCTGTCGTACACGGTCTGGAGAGTGGAGCGAGGTATTCCCGTAGCGCGCGCGATATCGCCGAGATTGCCGCCTACACCGGGAAATTTCTCCTTGAACCGACTGGTGTAACTCGACGTTCGCTTCGTCTTCACGCGCGCGTCCGTTTTGAACGATTTGTAATCTGACTTGAGCATCTTCTTATACCGAGTCTCTACGTCGCGTGCGGTCTTAAGACCCCTAAAGTATTTCAGCGGAGCGTAAATTCGACCGTGCGCGATCCGCGAGCGCACTATCGCGGCTCGAAGCTCTTTGTCGTTCAGCTTGAATCGAATCCCAAATCGACGCGTTATGTGCCGTTTAGCTCCCTCGAGTGTCGGTTTTGACCATAGAAGCCATCTCGACCAAAATCCGGCAGTTCGAACACCCGACCGCGTCCAATCTTCGGTGGTACTCGAACGAACTTTGAGCGCATCGGCGTGAATCTTCCTGACATTCGTCATTTTCTCAAGTTTGGGGGGTATCTTACCACCGTGACGCCGCAGATACGAGCGCATTCGAGAAGCGTTTCTATGCTTCGTGTAGTTTGAGTAACCCTTCGCACCAAAGTCGACGTAGGCACCGTCAGCGAACGTCACCCGGAACTTTTTCCCACGTCTCGGACTAGACGCCAATTCAACGCGCATCTTGCGAGAAGCTTAGATTTTTTTCGGGGGTTAGAGAGAAGACGCCAGTGTTTATCAAATGGAATGGAGGAGCTCAGGAAACGACATAATGTATTCAAGAGAGAGCTCATAGAGAGTGTAACGAATACTGGGTCCCATATTTTAGACGTCGGGTGTGGGAGGGGTGGCGATCTGCAAAAATGGCGAGGGTGTAATGTCGCGGGAATCAATATGTGTGACCCGTGTGAACAGTCGCTGGCGGAGGCGAAAAGGCGCGCAAAGAACATGAAGATACGGGTGAATTTCTACCACGGTGATATTCACTCGACGCCTCACCGTAAATTCGATGTCATCTGTTTCAATTTTTCGCTACACTATATATTCGAAACGAAAGAGCTGTTCACGAGCACGATAAAAGAAATCAAGGCTCGCGCGAAAAAGAATACGATTCTCTGTGGCATAATCCCGGACTCGCATAGAATCACGATGCGCGCTCCAATCAACTTGGAGGATGGGAGTTTTTTCGTTTTGAAGAAACCGGGTGATGGAGGATTCGGCGAAAACTGCTACGTCCACTTGGCCGATACCTTATACTACGAGAATGGTGCGATCAAAGAACCGATAGCATACAAAGATCTACTCATCACACACCTCGAAGACGCAGGTTTTGAGTTGAAAACGTGGGAACCTTTAACCGGTTCACCCATCTCGGAGTTGTACACAAAATTTTTGTTTACATATACTAGGTAGCAGCATGCTCGCTCTGGGCGCTCTTGTGATTTTGAATGCTTTCATTTTAGCGCGAATGAATGTGCCCGAAGAGCTCACCATTGTAAAACAAAAGTACAAAACCCTGAGAGAACACCTTGTGGAAACGAAAAACGAAAAGTTTCGCATGTTATGGCGCGAGAAACCAATCACGGGGTACTTGAAAATGAGCGATAGCGTTGGTTGGAATACAAACAAAGGTCAAGAGATCGCCATATGCTTGGACGGAACGCCGAACCAAATCATGCACGTTCTAATCCACGAGCTCGCACATTGTACTGTGAACGAATACTCACACTCCAAAGAGTTCTGGGCGAACTACGTCGAGCTCAGAAACATCGCCATGAAAATTGGAATTTACGATCGCATACCTACGCGCGAACAGTTTTGCGGTCAACGAATCCAGGATGGGGCTTAAAGATTAGCGACGTTAGGTATGTAGTTAGGTATGCCACCGAAAAAATGGGATAAAGGGTTTTGTGGAATAATCCTCGATGAACCGTCCGGCTTTTACAAAATGCACGATGGTAATAAATATTGTTGGCACTACATGAATTCACAGCTACTTGACAAAGAACGCAAAGTACTCAGAGGAAGATAAGAAAGCTATGATATCTCGAATAGATGGGGCATAATTCATTTTGCCAACGCACCATGATTGCGTTGGTAAAATGGTTTTATTTATTTAATAATTTGCTGCTTGGCAAAGTGAAACGCGAGGCCAGCAACCGCGCCCGTCGCGAGGAGACCGACCGCTGAGCGCGAACCTTGATCGTTCACGAACTTGGGGACCTTCTGGGAAAGGAAATCCTGGACCGGTTTAGACACCGCGGCCGCACAACACGCCACGACGATGAGACTCGTGAGTTGATCGTCAGTCAAATTGAACGCATTTTTGCTCTCTGGCTTCACCTCAGTGGGCGGTTGAACGGCGACGCCCATCTGCGTCTGAGGCGGAGCTTGCATCAACA